CTTTCGGATTATATCCGATAACAAATGTCTTATACATATGCACTACCTCCTGTTTGGAGGATAACAATTCACGCATTTCTCTGCTACCAGCAGAAGGTAAAAGTTCGACTAATTCTATGTAAAGCCTTGAAGGGAGGTGTATCCGCATGGCGAACAGAATAAAAGGCATCACCGTCGAAATCGGCGGCGACACCACCAAGCTGACCGAATCGCTCAAATCGGTCGACAAACAGATATCGAATACGCAGAAAAGCCTGCGGGACGTGAACAAGCTCCTGAAGCTCGATCCCGGCAACACGGAACTCCTCTCCCAGAAGCAGAAAGGTCTCCAGACAGAAATCGCCGCCACCAAGGAGCGCCTCGAAGCGCTCAAGGAAGCGGCAAAGCAGGCGGACGCGGCACTGGCAAATGGCGACATGAGCCAGTCGCAGTATGACGCGCTTCAGCGTGAAATCGTCGAGACCGAGCAGGACCTCAAGAGCCTGACGAAGGAATACGAGAACTTCGGCTCTGTCTCCGCGCAGAAGATCGCGGCTGCCGGTGAGAAGGTCAAGTCCGTCGGCGAATCGTTATCAAGCGCCGGGACGAAAATGACGATGGGATTCACCGCTCCCGTCGTAGCCGGAGCAACCGCAGCCGTCACTGCATACGGTGATGTGGACAAGCAGTTCAACCTCGTCAAGCAGACAATGGGCGATACGGCGAACTCCGCCGAGGACTTCGAAGGACTCTGGGACCAGATCGGCACCTCTGCGAAGAACTCGGTTTACGGTATGCAGGACGCAGCCGACGCGACGCTGAACTTTGCGCGTCAGGGCTTTACGGCAAAGGAAGCAACCGACATGCTGACGCCCGCCATGAACCTCGCCGCCGGTACCGGCACGGATCTGTCTGAAACCACCTCCGGGCTGGGAAATGCCATGAAGATGTTCGGAGCGGATTCCTCGGAAGCTGCAAACTACGCGGATGTTCTCGCCAAAGCGCAGGCGCAGGCGAATACCACAACCTCGGAGCTTTTCGAGGCGATGTCTGTCGCAGGCCCTATCTGCAAGACAGTCGGATGGGACGTGAAGGACCTCGCGACCATTACAGACGTCTTCGGCAACGCGGGCATTTCCGGCAGTGAAGGCGCGAACGCTCTGAAAACAGGACTCGCGCGTCTCGCTTCTCCCGCCAAGGAAGGCGCGACCGCGATGGATCAGCTCGGCCTTTCCACCGGGCAGACCTACGCCATTTTTAATGAGAACGGAACCTTGAAGGACATGCCGACTGTACTGGCGAATCTGAATTCTGCATTCTCCGGGCTGACAGATCAGGAAAAGCTCGAGGCCGCGGCTAACATCTTCGGCAAAAACCAGATGTCCAAGTGGCTGACACTGATTCAGACCTCGCCGTCAGAAGTATCCTCTCTGCGCGATGCTCTCGACGACTGCGGCGGCTCGGCTGAGAACATGTCAAACGCCCTGATGTCCGGCACAGGCGGCACGATCGAACAGCTCAAATCCACCTTCGATGTTCTGACTGTCACCATCGGTCAGGCGGTCGCTCCAGCCTTCCAGAGTCTGATGGAGAAGATCATCGACGTGATGAACGCCATCATGGACATGGACCCGGCGACGCAGAAAATGATCCTGACCATCACGGCAATCGTAGCTGCCATCGGTCCTGTGCTGATTGTCGTCGGCAAGATGGCGACCGGCGTCGGAGCGCTGATGACACTCGCGCCGAAGATAGTATCCGCAATAGGTGTCGTGAAAACAGGAATTACAGGATTGAATGCGGCAATGGCGGCAAACCCGATAGGTCTCATCATCACGGCAATCGGACTGCTCGTCGCGGCATTTATTTACCTGTGGAACAACTGCGAGAGCTTCCGCAATTTCTGGATCAACCTCTGGGACAACATCAAGGAGGTCGCAGTAACTGTGTGGACAGCGATCAAGGACTTCTTCGTGACCATCTGGACAGCCATCAGCGGTGTATTCACCTCGGCAGTGAACGGCATCAGCAGCTTCCTGTCCGGTGCGTGGAACGGAATCCAGTCTGTCGTAACCACGGTGATGAATGCCATCAGCACGGTAATTCAGACCGTATGGAATGGAATCAAGACATTCTTCACCACTATTTTTACGGCAATACAGACGGTTATCACGACGGTACTCACGGCTATTCAGACCGTGGTGACTACGATATGGAACGCCATAAAGACTGTAATTTCGACCGTCTGCACCGCTATCCAGACTGTGGTCACAACCGTATGGAACGCAATCAAGACCGCGATTACGACCGTGGTGAATGGCATCAAGACCGCTGTCACGACCGCGTGGAACGGAATCAAGACCGTCACCTCGACAGTATTCAATGGGATAAAGTATGTCGCGACCTCGGTCTGGAACGGCATAAAGTCTGCCGTAATGAGCGTCGTAAACGCAATGAAATCCGGGATCACCTCTGCTTTCAACACGATCAAGAGCACAATCAGCGGCATACTGAACGGCATAAAATCGACGTTCAGCTCCGTTTTCAACGGCATCTGGAGCTTCGTTTCAGGTATCGTCGGCAAGCTCAAGAATGTGTTCAACTTCCACTGGGAGCTGCCGAAAATCAAACTCCCGCATTTCTCGGTTTCCGGCTCGTTTTCCCTGAATCCGCCGAGCATTCCGCACTTCTCCATCTCCTGGTACAAGAAGGCGATGGACGGCGGCATGATCCTGAAGGACGCGACCATCTTCGGACAGTCCGGCAATACGCTCCTCGGTGGCGGAGAAGCGGGCGATGAAGCAGTGGTCGGCGTGAACAGTCTCAAAAACATGATCCGGGACGCCGTCAGCGAGACCGCCGGGAACTCCGGCCCGCTCATCAACATCGAAAACATGAGCGTCCGAAGCGACGACGACATCCGGAAGATTTCCCAGCAGCTCAACACTCTGCTTGTCGGAAGCAGACGCGCGAAAGGATCGGTGATCTAATGGGATTCAAATTCAATGGCAGAACAAGTCAGAGTTTTGGCCTGGCTACCCGAATGACAAAAGAAAACCGCATGCCGGACTTCACCAACAACACGATCACCGTTCCCGGACGCGAGGGCGTGTTTGACTTCGGGGAAACTATCGGCGAGCGCAAGATCGAGATATCCTGCTTCATCCCTCCCGGCAAAAGCGACGCCGACTTTCTCACGCGCAAGGACGAGATCATCGCGTGGCTGAACCCGGACATCGGGCTGTGCGATCTGGTTCTCGACAAGGAGCCGAACCGCGTCTACCGGGCAAGGCTCGAGAGCGGGTTCTCCTTCGACAAGGTCGTGCGGAACTCCTGCACCTTTGACCTGACGTTCCTCTGCCCAGATCCCTACGCCTACGCGGAGAAGGACGAGACGTTCGAGATAACCGAGGCAGGAACATTCTCACTGAACCGGACGCTCGGCAACGCAGACTCCCTGCCGGTCTATTCGCTTGTGGCGGATCTCGCCAAGGGCAAGAACGCGGTCATCACCACCAACGGGAGCAGCCTGAAAATCGACGGCGTTCTTACCGAGGATGAAGTGCTCGTCATCGACTCCTCGCTCATGACGGCTAAGGTCACGGACGCGCTGCTGGAAAGCCTCGACTTCCCGTCGCTCAAGGTCGGCGCAAACACCATCACGATAGAAGCCGACAGCACAACGGAAACGACGGTTCAGACGCTCAACACACAGGACGAGTTCACCGGGCAGGTTCCCGCATCATGGGGAACGGACGGTCTGTGGCGGTTCAACGAATCCGCGCCGGACGCTGACACAAATCTCGCGGACAGTTCTGGCAAAGGCAGAAACGCATATATCAATAAATGGAGCGGCACCACCGCGTCCCTGCAGGCAGGACACCTCGGACGTTCCTTCCGTATGAACATCAACAACCCGTCGACCGAGCAGACGTACCTCAAAGTCAGCAACGACGGCACGATGTTCTCGAATATCGGAAAGACAATCGCGGTCGGCGGATGGTTCATGCCGACAACCTACTCGGTCGGGAACACCTTCTGCCCGCTGCTCAACACCCGGCAGGGAACCGGCAACCCGATATTCTACCTGTCGCTCCATTCCGGGAAGCCGCGCCTGATGCTGTACAACTCGTCCGGCACGCTGATCCTCGACCAGGATTTCACGCCGAGCTTCACGCTGACAAACGGGCTGTGGTACTTCATTGCGGCTGTTATCAAGCCGGACGACCATACGGCGCAGTATGTGCTTGGTGCGAGATCCTCCGGCGAAGTCTGGATATCGGATTCCGTCAGCTTCACTGGCGAGCTCAACCGCTCCTGCACAGCCGACCTCATCTGGGGCATGCACGCGGAATCCTACTGGTACGCGGGCAACTTCGACGACTGGTTCCTGAACTGCAATTCCAGTCTGACTGCGGACGATATCGCACTCTGGTTCCAGGAATCTCTCACCTGCAACGCGGCGGATTCAACCGCGGATGTGGACGGGCTGACGACTGAGAACGCCGTCACGCTCAAGGCGACAAGCGGGACCTATGCTTCGAGCAGCTACCTCACAACCGCCGCTGTGGAATACGGGATAACCGGAAAGTGCTATGTCTCCCTGACTGCTGATACGCCGACCGGAACGGCTGTGGCAATAGAGACTTCTACCTCAGACGATCTCTCGACGTGGAGCGACTGGGCGACTCCCGGCGCGGACAACACCGTGCAGTCGGATTCCGCAAAGTACATCAAATTCAGACTAACGCTTGCTACAACGGATTCATCGGTAACGCCGACGGTAAGAAGAATTGCGCTTTCGACGCCCGGCGAGTCGGCGTTCAAGAAACTGACCATTCAGGCTCGCAGCAGATGGAGGTGATCGCGTGGCTGCTGAAAAGAAATTACTGGCCGTTCTCGATCTGAATGGCGAACAGGAAGCTGTGCTCGAAAACGCCTACGACGTCATTATCACCGGCGAGATCAACGGCATCGACACCTTGGAATTCAACCTGCCCTTCCGGGACGAGAAACGCAAATATCTGGAGAACGAGAAGCAGGTCAAGGTCGGGGATGATTCCTATAGGATTAGGACAATCACCGACGAGAAGAACGAGCAAGGAACCGCTATCACCTCAGTTTACGCCGAGGCCGCTTTCTACGACCTTGGATTCTCGACGAAGAAAGCAGAGATCACCTTCAATGCCGACACCGCGGACGTGCCGATGGCGTACGCGCTGCAGGACACCGGATGGACAGTCGGAACCGTCAACAAGCGCACGAAACGCACCTGGACCTGTCAGGAGAAAAACGCGCTCGCGATTCTGCGCAAGGTGCAGGATCTGCACGGCGGAGACCTGATCTTCGACAACGCGAACAAGACCGTGAGCCTGCTGACCTTCAGCGGCACGGATTCCGGCGCGCTGTTCTGCTACAAGAAGAACATGAAGTCCATCAAGCGCGTCATCGATACGCAGAGCCTCATCACCCGGCTCTATGCCTACGGCAAGGACGGCATGACGTTCGCGTCCATCAACGACGGCAAGGAATATGTGGAGGACACGACCCACACCAATGAAATCCGTGTATCGACGCTCGACTGCTCCAACTTCACGAATCCGTATCAGATGCTCGAATACGCGGAGATGCGGCTTGCGGATTACGCCGCGCCGAGGATCTCGTATGTTCTCAACGCGATGGATCTGTCGGTTCTCACTGGCTATGAGCATGAGTCGTGGAAGCTCGGCGACATCGTGACGGTCAGGGACGACGAGCTGAATATCAGCGTCAAAACCAGAATCGTGCGCCGCGAATACAACCTGATGGAGCCATGGAACACGGTTCTCGAACTGTCTACAACGCTCCGTGAACTCGGCGATTCCTCCTCGCAGTGGGACGCCGCCGCAGACATGCTTTCCGGTGCGGATCTGGTGGACAGTCAGGAAATGAAGGACCTTGTGCCGTTCAACCATCTCAGGAATTCGAGAGCAGATTCCGGTCTCAACTACTGGGAGAACTCCGGCTTCGAGGTGGATGCCGAGAACGGCGTGTCCGGCACAGCCTCCTTCAAATGCGAAGGAGCACTGAACACGACAAAGAGCCTGACGCAGACCGTCACTCCAGCAAATCGCGACAGCTACACCTTCTCCTGCCAGATAGCTTCGGAAGACTTGAAGATGGGAGACAATGGGCAGGTCGGCGTCGAGGTCACGTTCGAGTACGAAGACGGGACCACGGAGACACGTTTTATCGACCTGATTTAAGGAGGTGCGCAGGTGGCATCATTTACTCATGTCGGACAGGCGGTCAGCCCTCAGAACGGGCGCGTGAAGAAAATCCGCATCCGCGTCTGCGTGACCGACTGCACCGGCACAATCTACATCACGGACATGTTCCTGCAAGGCGGCTCCATCGCGACCGGCTGGGTGGGACACGTTTCCGAGATTCAATGGACGCAGGACGGTGACTGATTATGCCGATATTCACACGATTTACAGAGACAATCGACAAAAAGGAAAAGAAACGCATCGTGAGCGTATCCGTAAAGCCAATCGTCACGGACTGCACCGGCACCATCTGGTTCACCGATCTCATGCTGCAGGAAGGCGCGATGCTCTCCGGGTATGTCATCAACACAGAGACTGTGCAGAAGAAATACGCGA